AAACAGGTTTTTATATGTTACAAAAATTAGGCTTTGCTCCAGGATTTAATAAACAAGTCACAGAGACCGGTGCTGAAGGGCAATGGTTTGATGGTGATAACGTACGTTTTAGATATGGTACACCTGAAAAAATAGGTGGTTGGCAGCAATTAGGTGAATCAAAATTAACAGGTGCTGCAAGAGCTATTCATCATTGGGACGATAATGCTGGTATTAAATATGCAGCAATAGGTACTAATAGAATTTTATACATATACTCTGGAGGTGTATACTATGACATACACCCTATTCGAACTACTCTTACAGGCGCAACTTTTACAAGTACGTCTTCATCAAAAACAGTTACAGTAACATGTACCGGGACTCATGGACTAGTTGAAAACGATATTGTTATGTTTGATTCAGTAAGCGGTGTTACTGCTGTAGGATCTACTTATAATGACGCTACATTTGAAGACATAAAGTATATGGTAACATCTGTTCCAACTGTAACAACTTTTACAATTACAATGGAAAATACAGAAACAGGCACACCATTATCTGGTAGTGGATCTGCTTCTATTTTATGTTATGAACATGTAGGGCCCTCACAACAATTAGGTGGATTTGGATGGGGTGCTGGTTTATTTGGTGGTACTTCTCTAGGTGCTGCAACCACAACTCTAGCCTCTACTATTAACGACACTGTAACCGATATACCGTTAACTAACTCAGCAGCTTTTCCTTCTGCTGGTGAAATAAGAATTGGTACAGAAGATATAAGTTTTACAGCTAACAATACTACAACAAATATTTTAAGTGGTGGTGCAAGAGAAGTTAACGGCACTACCAAAGCAGGACATAGTGGTGGTGCTACAGTTACAGATATTTCTGGTTTTGCTGGTTGGGGTGATCCAGCCTCTTCTGACTTTACGATTGATCCTGGTTTATGGATTCTTGATAACTACGGTACTAAATTAATTGCACTTATATATAATGGTAAATGTTTTGAATGGGATGCTTCAGCACCAGGAGCTGTTAATACAAGAGCTACATTACTAGCAAACGCACCTACCGCATCGCGTCATGTATTGGTATCTACACCTGATAGACACTTGGTATTTTTTGGTACGGAGACAACTGTAGGAAACTCTACTACTCAAGACGATATGTTTATACGTTTCTCAGATCAAGAAAATATTGATGGCACAGATGCTTATACAGTAAAAGCAGAAAATAATTCTGGTACACAAAGATTAGCAGATGGTTCTAAGATTATGGGTGCTATTAAAGGTAGAGATGCAATTTATGTATGGAGTGATACCGCATTATTTTTAATGAAGTTTGTAGGTGGAGACTTTGTATTTGCCTTTGAACAAGTAGGTACTAACTGTGGATTGTTTGGTAAGAATGCTTGTATTGAGGTTGATGGTACCGCTTATTGGATGTCTGAGAATGGTTTCTTTACCTATGATGGTCAGTTAAAATCTATGCCATGTCTTGTTGAAGACCATGTTTATGATGATATAAATGCTACATCTAGAGATCTTATTAATGCAGGATTAAATAACTTGTTTGGTGAAGTTAATTGGTTCTATTGCACAGCTGCATCGGATCAAATTGACAGGGTAGTTACTTATAATTATTTAGACTCATCACCTAAACGTCCTATATGGACAACAGGCACTTTACCTAGAGCAGCGTGGCAAGATTCTGCGGTATTTGATAAACCACATGCAACTTACTACAGACTATCAGACAATGCATCATCAGATGTTGTTGGTAATACGGACGGAAGTACGATATACTATCAACAGGAAACAGGGACCGATCAAATTAATGCTGGTGGTGTAACAACTGCTGTAATAGGTACTATTACTTCTGGTGATTTTGATATTACTCAACGTAGAAGTAACACAGGACAAACAGTAGGAATGCCAGACCTTAGAGGAGATGGTGAATACATTATGAGAATTAGTAGATTTATACCAGATTTTATTTCACAAACAGGAAACACTGCAATAAAATTTAAAACAAGATTGTATCCAAATAGTAGTGAGACAACCACTTCATTTACTTGTAGTCCTTCTACAACTAAAAAAGATGTAAGAGTAAGAGCTAGACAAATTGCATTAGAAATTGCTAACACAACTACAAGTGAAGATTGGAAACTAGGAACATTTAGATTAGATATACATCCAGGAGGAAGAAGGTAATGGCTACTGACCAAGAGATACGAGACGCAGGTTTTAAATATATCCCTCAACAACAATATTTAGCAAATCCTTTTGAGATACCTACTTCAACAGAAGAACCTATAATTGATCAAGGTATTGTAAATACAAATGCTTTTGCTGGTGGTCGTAGTGAAGATAAATTTAATGTTTATAATCCAGATCCAAATAAAATAAAAAATTATAGACCTAACTATGAGTATAGACAATTTGCCGATGGCTATGATCCTAATTTGTCTCCTACTATGAATATGAAAATGATGGAAGTTGATCCCAACTATAAGGGTGCCGATTATTATAATCCACCAGATCCTACAGGACTACAAAACCTTGTTTCATTCGCAGGTAACTTTATGCCAGGAAAAGGAGTTGCAACATTTTTGGATAGTTTTATGCCAGTTAATAAAAGATCTATTATGGAAAATGAACTAGCTGGTATGGGGGTATCTGTAGATGACATTGGCAGAATTGTTCAAGGAGAAGGTGATTATAACACAGCTGAAAATGTTATGGCTGGATACAATGCGGCAGCAATGAGTGCCGATACTTTTGATAAAAGAATTGCTAGACTAGAAAAAACATTAGAAGATAAGTACGGTAGTGCAACTTACACAGGCGATAAAACAAAATTAGACGAAAGATTAAAAGCTGTTAAAAAAGCTAAACAAAATTTCTTAGATGCACAAAGTATAACAGATGATATCTATGATTTTGAAAAAGAAGAAAAAGAAAAAAAGAGAAAAAATAATATTTTATTTAAACTTTTTAATAAAAAAAATAAACAAGGTGAACAAGATATTACTACATCAACTGATGGTAGTGGTGGTGCAATAACAACTATTGATACTCCTACTAGTCAAGGTAATGGCGGTGGTAACAGAATAATTAATATAACTAATCCATACAGTGGTGGAGAAGGTGGAGTGCAATCTAATTTTGGTGGACCTACAGGAGTTGATGCCGGAACTGCGGACATTCAAGACTACGCTGATATTTATGCTAAAGGTGGAAGAGTTGGTTTTAACACGGGTGGTCATTCAAGATTTGAAGTAGGGTCTGGTTACTATGGAGAAGATACAACCAAATCAGTTAGCGAAGAAGGGGGAGGTAACAACCAAAACAAAACAATAGTTAATACAAATGATAATAATAAAATTGTAGATACTTCAAATTTATTCTCTAAAAGTCCTGAGATAAGTTTTAATCTTTCAGATCCTAAAAATATTGCTCTTTTAAATGCAAAATTATACAATAAAAATATTTTAGACAACGATGATGTAGATTTTGAAAGTACTTTATCAAGTTCATTGGGTCCATTTAATTTTGTTAATTATTTTACAGATGAAGGTCTTAAAAATACTAATGTTTCAACAGATGCATTAGGTGGTTTAATTACTTCTAATATAAGTCCAGATAAAACTTTACGAAACATAGAATATAACAGAGGGCCTTTCACTGCAGGTTATAATAATGGCAACTACTATGCTAAACTAGGTATTAATTTTAAAAACGGAGGACTAGCAAGTATTTTATAATGGCAAAAATTGTACAATCATTAACTAGAGCTGAACCAGAATACAATCAAACTAATCTACAATCGTTAATTAGGGATCTTGATGCAGTAATTACAAAATTAAATACTTCTTTCCAACAAGAAGTAAAACAAGAGATAGAAGCTAAAAGTTTCTTTTTAGAATAATGGCAGTAGTAAACCAATATAAATTTGTCGGTAAAGATAATGATACTACAGGAGGTGCATTAGCTGTTTTTGCAGCAGGTAATCCAGGTGTAAATGAAACTATAATTATTAAATCTATATTAGTCACATCTGCTGGTACACCCACAGTGACAGTAACAAATAATAGTATTACAGCAATTAAATCTGCACAGTTAACAGCTAACACAACAAAAGAATTATTAACCCAACCTTTAATTGTAGAAGGTGGGTCAGCTTTTACTATACAATCAAGCACTTCAGATTCATTTGATTTTGCAGTTAGTTATTTAAACATTAAAAAGGAGAAAATAGACTAATGAAAACTACAGTAATTGACGGACAAGAGGTGCCTGTTTTAGATGCAACTAGTGTTGAGACTACTTACAGGCATATGAAAACAGGAGAGGTTTTTAAGGAAAGAAAAGACTGGGAAGCCAAGGGTTTTAAAGAAGAAGAGATGGCACAAGACGTAAAAGTTATGATGCCTCCTCTTGATTTAATAGGTAAAACAAAGTAAACATAGGGATTAAGGTAAAATTATGGCAATATCTAGAATGCAAGAACCCAGACAATTACAGGCAAACGGCGGAATTATGACATTACAAGATCCTAGACAAGGTTATTTTCTAGGTAAACTTGTAAAGAAAGCTAGTCGTGCTGTAAAGAAAATTACTAAAAGTCCTTTAGGTAAACTAGCTTTATTAGGTGGGGGAGCTTATTTAACAGGCGGTCTACTAGGTGGTGGCGGCGGTATGGGTAATTTCAGAGCTTTAGGAAAAGGTATTGGCGGTTTATTTAGAGCAGCTAAAACTAGAGGCGTTGATGACAAAGGCGGTTTTTTAAGAAGTTTAATTAGAGATGAAAAAGGTAATTTTAGTTTAGGTAGAGCAGCGCTTTCAGGTTTAGGTGCTACAGCTATAGCAGCTCCATTCTTAATGGGTGATGATGACGAAGAAGAAATTGTAGATGTTATGGACCCAAGATACCAGGTTCAAAGAGCAAGAGATTATTACACAGGCCAAGGGACAGCAGGTGCTGGTTTAGATTTTATGCCACAAAAACAATATGTAATGGAAAATTTTTATGCAGCTGATGGTGGACTAGCTAATATTGATACACCTAAAAGAGGTATAGTTGATGGACCAGGTAGTTATGCTGGTTTTAGATTAATGAATGAAAACATGGATAGAAAACCTCGAGGTAAATTTGATTTCATGACAACTACGGGGCCTTTAACAGATCAACAAAAAGAAATTTTAGCAAATATGTCTGAAGAAGAAATAAAAGAATTACAAGAAAAAGGAACTCTTTTTG